TTACGAGCCACGCATCGAGTGCGTTCAGTGCTGCGGCGGCGATGTTGCCGACGCCGCGTGCGACCGTGACCGTGTCGGTGGCGACCGAGACGATGCGGGCCATCTCGCCCGTCCGCATGTTGCGGATCATGTCGTTCGCCATCACGATCTTCCCCTGCCCTGCCGTCAGCGGGAAGCTGGTGTCGCCGACGAGCTGGGCCGAGGTGTTGGTCACGATGCGGGGGAAGTCCTCTTCCTCTAGCCAGTGGACTTTCTCCGAGGTGGCAACCCGCGAGGGAGTGCGCGAGGTCATCGTCGTGAACTGCGTCTCATCCGGCCGAAGCACCCGGATCTTCTCGTCCATGTCGATGATGCGCTCGCCGCCAAACGAGGTACTGGCGGACGGGCCTACCTGCGCCTCCGTCGAGACGTTGCCCTGGTTGATCGTGCCCTGGAAAGGCATGGGCGTTCTCCCTTGCGAGACGAAGTGACCTATGTCGCTTCGGCTGCGGGGTGTCTCCGAAGGGAGGCCCGATGGCCTAGCTCATGCTTCTGCGAAAGCGTTCTCCAGCTCGCCGAAGGTGAGGCCCGGCAGGATCTCCTGGTCTGCGCGGGGTGTCTCGGTGACGCGGCTGGGCGCTCCTGTGCCAGAGGTTACCGCAGCTCCGGCCTTTGCGCTATCGGCCTTGGCGCGCGCCTGCTTCTTGATCTCGGCCTTCCGCTCCTGGACGCTCGCGCTCGATGCCTTCGCGATCTCGAAGATGTTGATCAGGGCGCGCATCGAGGTGTCGATGTTGTTCGAGCGCGCTTCCTGGACAAGGTGGTGGCCGGGACCAAGCGAGGTGAAGACGTTAACCATCTGCGGCTCCCACTCGCGCATGCCCGGCACGTTGGCAAAGAGCGCCTCCAGGATGTCCTCGGTCGGGGCCTCGGTCGGCACCTGCGGCGTCATCGACTGGGTCTCCAGGTTGTCGATGTACTGGCTCACCTTCCCGGCCTGGAGCGGATCCTCGCGCGCCCAGAAGGTGCAGACGGCGCGGGCGAGGCCGTACTCACCCGCCTGCAGCGCCTGCTCGACGTAGGCGCCGGGGTTGGCGGTGGAGGCGGCGCCCTCTGCCCACTCGGCCTGCTCCTGGCTGAGCGCCATTCCCGGTCCCGAGAGCAGGCGGGCGTGCTGCATCTGCTGTTCCAGCTCGGCCACCCGCTGGCGTGTCCTCCCCAGCTCGGTGCCCTGGCGGTCGAAGACGAGCCTCAGGTCGGCGGCGGCGCGGAGGGCCTTGACCGGGTCGTTCTGGTACTGGGCGAGGATGGAGCGGACGACGGGGTCGTCGGTATCGAAGCCTGCGATGGAGAGCGCCTCGACGGCGCTCTCCTCCTCATCAGACTCCTCTTCGCCTTCGTCCTCACTAGGCTCCTCTTCCCCCTCTTCGCCCTCCTCTTCCTCGACCTCGGGTTGAGCCTCAGGCTCCTGCTCTTCCTCGGCCGGGACATCCTCTTCGAGCGTCGGTGGCGCGACCTCGGTCACCGTCTCCTCGTCGTCGTCCCAGCCTTGTAGCAGCTCCTCTGCGGCGCTACTCATTCGCTACCTCCTCTTCGGTCGGGCTGCTCTCGGTCAGCTCTGTTCTTGCCGCGTGCTCGGGAACCGATCGGGCCGCGCGCAGGCCGACGATCCGCCCGCGCTCGAACGCCTGTTGCTCCAGGGGCATCCCCTGCCCCATCATCCTCGCCATCATCGAGCGCTTGATCCGATCGATCTCCTCCTCGACCACGGTGCAGAAGACGATCCAATTGGGGAGCGTGGTCAGCGAAGCGAGATCGTTGCGCCGCAGCATCAGCCTGCGGCGTTCCTCCAGGCTGATCACCCGCCGTGGTCTCGGCATCAGCGCCTCCCGTTGTTGGCGCCGCCGCCGCGCGCGAGCATCTGCTGCATCGCCGCCTCAGGCGACATCGAGAAGGCGTTCGAGGGCGAGAGCGGTCCCGCCGCGAGCGTCGGCGCGGTGATCCCCATCCCACCGGGCGGGCCGGGTGGCCCTGGCGCTCCCGGCATCCCCGGCCCGCCGCCCGAGCCAGGTGGGCCTGGAGGGCCTGGCGGGCCGGGTTGGGGGACGGCTCCAGGGGGAGCGGTTGCCGGGGTAGGCAGGAAGTAGCGCTCCTTGTCGGTGACGTTGTAGGCATCGAGCGTCTTCTCCATGAACGCCTTCAGGTTGAGCGGTGCCCCCGACTGGGCGAAGATCGGCTGGGCCTGAGCGGCCATCTGCATCAGGCTCTGGGCCTCGGCGCGGCGCTCCTGCCGCATCAGCGAGTCGGCGGTCACGTCGATCGTCACGTCGTAGTCGCCCTGGATCTCGACCGGGGTGATCGTCTTGTAGGCCTGCGCGCCCGGCGCCCCGACGATGCGGACGACGCGGTCGTCGCGCATGAACTGCTGGTAGAGGAGGAGGAAATGGCGGGCGAGGGCGGCGTAGGCCCAGAGGTAGTGCTGTTTGCGCGCCTGGATCAGCCGCTGCGCGATCGTGGTGATGATCGAGACGCCGGTCGCGGTCGACTGGTCGACGGTCTGCGAGTTGACGCCGCTGTTCATCGGCAACCCGCCCATGATGTTCTGCAGGTCGCCCTTGAGCAGCCCCTCTGCCTCCAGGGTGATCTGCGCCGCCTGCGGGTCGATCGGAAGCTGCCCGACCTGGCCGGGATCCTCGACCAGCCAGAGCGCGCCCGGCTCGTAGACGAAGCTGTCCATGTCGTCCACGTCGCTTCGCACGAGCGTGATCACGTTGGCGAGCATCCGCACCACGTCGATCCGCTGGTTCTGCAGCGTCCAGAGCATCTCCTGGAGCTGCGCGAGCGCCTCGACGATCGAGAGGCCGGGGATCTGGAAGGCATCCGGCATCCCCGAGCAGATGATGAACGGCATCCGTCCCATCCAGAGCGGGTTGGGCCTGTCCTTCAACACCTGCGCTCTGTTGCCGACGGTGATCACCCGCTCCGGCGTCCAGTACTCCAGCACCTCGATCAACTGCCAGGTGCGGTCGACGTGGCGCAGCCGCATCTCGCGCGCGGTGATGTCGGAAGACTTCGGCACCGAGCTGGTCGATGCGTTCCACTTCAGCTTGTCAACGTTCTCGTAGTCGTAGAAGCCGTCGCCGACCTTGCGCTGCAGCGACTGGTAAGTCTCCCAGGTGCGGTGGATAAGGAACTCGGCCTTCTCGACGTTGGGGGAGACGCCGGGCCAGAAGAAGTCGCGCACGTCGACGACCTCGCAGCAGGCGTCGTCGACGATCATCGTCTCCTCAGGCTCCTGCTCCTGGTAGACGGTGACGTTGTCGTACACCTGCCCGAAGGCGTCGGCGATCTGCAGCGTGTGCGAGCCGAGCTTGGTCACGTCCCGCTTCTCGGTGCGCCAGTAGGCCTTCAAGACCGAGAGGCCCGCGATCATGTCCTGCTGCATGAAGGGACGCTGCTTGGAGGCGAAGCTGTCGCGGTCGAAGGCGTAGGTGAGCGTGTCCTCGACCGCGTCGATCGACTGGATCCTCTGCACGACCTGGTCGAGCGGCTCCTCGGGCCGGGGCCTCGGCTGCACGTCGAAGCGCGGCCTCGGCTCCAGCATCGTCGCCAGCATCCCCTCGCAGGTGTTGAGCACGTACGGGGTCGTGATCTGCGAGCGCCACTGCTCGGTCGGGTCGGGGCTTGACCCCTGCGCGTCGTCGTCCTGAAGTAGGCCTCGGTAGGCGAGATAGCGCTTCTCGACCTTCTCGACGAAGCGGTTGTGATAGTCGCGCTCGCACTTCATCACCGCCTGCACGACCAGCGTCAGCGCGTCGGCGTTCTCGACCTGGGTGTAGGGATCGACGTTCTCGGCGCTGTTGTCGCCGGTCGTCGTCTGCGTCCCGTACGAGGACAACTAGGCTCCCAACCCCGGCAGTCCGGGGGCGCCGCCGAGGGCGCGGATCAGGCTCTTGCCGCCACCCTGCATCGCGTCCTTCTGGTGCCCGCCCTTGAGGCCGGTGATGATCGCGAGCGCTTTCGAGGCCTGCGCCTTGTCGAGCGCGTCGTGGTCCATGCGGATGAACGCCTGCAGCGCGTGCTCGGCGACATCGAGCGCCTGCATCGAGGTGTCGTAGACATCGTCGGGATGCCCTGGCACGTCGGGGGCATCGGGCGGCGGTAGTCCGGGTGGACCCGGCGGTCGCGGCGAGCCAGCCGGGCCGATCCCCGGACCTCCAGGCCCGCCGGGGCCTGCGAGGGCGGCGAGCATGCTTGACATTCGGCTATCTCCTTTCCCATGCGTACGTCGCCGTCGTCGAGCGGCGGCGTCTGGTCTTGCGCTGGTAGCGGCGCTCGTGCGTGCCGTAGAGGCGGTACATCTCCAGGGCGATCCCGAACGCCATCACGCGGTCGTCGTTGGAGCCGTCCTGCGCCCTCGGCGAGGGCAGGGTCTTCTGGCGCACGAAGGTGCGGCACTCCATGATCAGCGTCCTCGGCAGCGCCGGGAGCGTGCGCTCCCTGATCGCCTGCTCGATCTGGTTGATCACCTGCGGCCTCGTCTTCTGGTTCATAGGGAAGCCGTAGTTCTGGAGCTGGTGGTTGTCGGGCCGGTCGCCGATCGTGTGCCGGTAGAGCTTCGGGTAGTGCGGCCTGCCCTTGCGCCCGTCTCTGAGGCTGATGATCACCGGCTCGCCGAAGCCGCCGCCCATCTCGACAGCGATCCGGGCTGTCCCGTACCAGCGCCCGAGGTAGTGGAGCTGCTCGGCGAACTCGTCCGCGTCGATCTTCGCGTGCAGCTCGGCGCAGAGCTTCATCTCGTTCAGATCGACGACGTAGGCGCACGAGTAGTCAAGGCCCCGACCGGTCGCCACGTCGGCACCGATCGCGTAGTTGTGCGTCTGATCGGGCTTCTCGTAAACGCGGATCCAGCCGCGCTCGCTGTAGTGGATCTTCGCGCGCGCGCCCGTCTCGTTGACCATGAAGCGCATCCGCTTCTCCTCCGGGAGCGCGTGGTGCTCGGAGTACCAGGCGAGCGCCTCCAGGTCGAACCAGCACTCGCCCGTGTTGATGAAGGCGTCCTCGGGGTTGCGTGGGAACTGCTCGGCCCGGTCGGCACTCGGGAGCGCCCGTGCGTGGGTCTGGTACCAGTCCTCGTCGCGGTCGGGGTGGAGATCCCAGGCGAGGAACTGCCCGTCGATCCCGTAGCTCTCCTGGTTGATCCAGAGGTGGTGGAAGAAGTTGCCCTCGCCGGTCTGCTCGTTCGAGACCCCGTTGGCGGTGGAGATGACGACGAGCTGCCCGCCGTTGTCGGCGGTGGGGAAGAGCGCCTTCCACGACTCCTGCGCGTACTCGTGACGGGCGTACTCGTCGAGGAGGACGATCGTCGCCGTCTCGCCGTGGCCCGCCCGACGTGTCGATGGGAGTCCAACCACCGAGCTGATCCGTCCGTCGGGGAAAGAGAACTCGATCAGCGTTGTCGGGCGGGCACCGCGAGTTGGCTTCTGGATCTCGGCCTTGAAGCGCAGGTACTCGGGGAGCGAGTTGAACATGTCGAAGAGGCGGTTGACGACCTTGATCGCCTCGTCCTCGTTGATCGAGACGATCAGCGCCCGCGTCCCCGGCATCGTCAGGAGCTTCCAGAGCGCGTACCCGGCCGCGAGCCAGGTGATCCCGATCTGCCGCGCCTTCAGCACCATGCTGAGGGGGTGGGCGATCCACTGGTCGAGCACCCGCCGCTGCCAGTACCAGCCCGCCTCGGGATCGTTGAGGGTGAACTGGAAGCGCTCCCCCGTCTTCGGGTCGACGCAGAGGACGTGGTCGAGCAGCCCGGCCGGATGGGCTAGGGCGGCATCCCGCTCTGCGATCTTGCGGGCGTAGACCTCCTTGAAGTGGGCGATCTCCTCAGGGCTTGCAGCTCCAAGGCCCCCAGCTAAAACCACTGTCGGCGAAGTAACGGAAGGCGGCTTCGGCTTGGGTCCAGGCGTCGGAGCCGTGTCCGTATCGTCGTCTTGCATAGTCCCCCATCTGGAAGAGGCCGAGGTACTGGCCGTTTGCCGCCGTCGTTTGCATCCGCGACTCGCACCAGGCGACCCGCAGGGCCTGGGAGCAGTAGGGGCCGAAGACCCCGCAGATGACACGCTCGGCACCACCCCTCGCTGCGCCTGTGCTCTTGGCGACGAGGATCACGAGGTTGAGGACGACGAGCGTGCCGATGACGACGAGCACCTTCACGAGCTGACCTCCTGGGTCGCTGACAGAGACGTGCCGTAAGAAACGGACCGTCTGACAGCGACTACGGAGTGAGGCCCGTCTCGCTCGGCGTGTGGGTGAGAAGCTGACTTGCTGTTACGGCGAACCAACCCCGGAGCGGGGCGGGCCTACCTAATCGTCTTCGGGCTGGCCCGCCTCCAGCACGGTGTCCTCCCAGTAGTCGGGAGCGAACGGGCCTTCGTCGAAGTTGTACGACTGCTCCTTGAGCGGATCCTGCTCGGAGACCGAAGCGCTGGCCCACTCCTCGGCGGGCCGGTCGTGCCTGATCGGCTGTGACTTCTTCGTCATCGCTTCCTCCTCTTACGAGACTGGCCGGACTGGCTGAGCGCGATCGCGACTGCTTGGCGTTGGTTGCGCACGATCGGCCCCTTCTTCGAGCCTGAGTGGAGCGTGCCCGCCTTCCACTCGTCCATCACCGTCTTCACCTTCGCCTTCTGCCCGGCCTTGGTGGTGGGCTTGCGCTT